CCTACTACCTCTTCTGTAGCAGAAATGATGCCGTAGTTGATCTCTGAAATCTTGTCGAAATTTTCGTTGTCTACCTTTTCGCGTGCTGCATAAGCCGCTGCTAACTCCTGGCGAAACTTTTCGTATTGTGCCTCGAGTGCTCTACGTGCTTCAGCTTCGCGCCGAGCAATTTCCGTCATACGATCCACTGCGCCTGCTGTTGCCGTTGCGCCTGCGACAGTACCCGAGGTGTCGCCATTATTCTTATTGAGTCGATCACCTAGCGACCCTATCTTACTTCCTAAGCCCATCAGCATTTGGCAACCAGTGAGCAAAAATAGTAAAGGTAATACTGCAAGTAATCGCATCATTCCGAGCTATTTATAAATAGACTCACATGGAGAATATTGCTAAAAGTGAATGCGGCAGAGTCCATGGGCCTAATTGGCTCAAATGGATAGGACATCTTAAGGGTAAGCCCAACATTGTTGGCATGGAACTTGGCACCTTTCAGGGTGATTCTGCACAATGGTTTCTTGACAACATCTTTACTGATCCTACTAGCAAATATATCTGCGTCGATCCGTTCACAGGATCAATCGAGCATTCTATAGCAGGAATCGACTGTACGAACAATGAAGCAATCACTCGCGAAAAGCTCAAGCAATATTCTAATGTAGTGATTCACACCGAGTATTCTAACCAGCTGCTCTGGGGTAGCAATTTGCAGCTGGATTTTGTTTACGTCGATGCGGCTCACGATGCGATGAACGTGCTGCGAGATGCTGTACTTTCGTTTGAAATACTAAGGCCTGGTGGCGTGATAGTATTTGATGACTACAGCTGGCGAGTGATGCCAAGAGACATCGACTGTCCACGTATAGCAATTGATGTATTTGCTACGTGCTACGCAGATCATATCGAATTTCTAGGAAAAGGATCGCAATACGCGATTCGCAAACTCAATAAATAAATCACTATGGTCGCTACAATTCTTAAAGTACTCGCAGCAGAAACTTCTGTTGGAACCGCTGGATCCACACTAAACGGTCATCAGCTCATTCGTGTTTATAACAGCACTGCAAGTGATGTTCTAGTCACAATTAAAAATGCGTCGGATGTTACCACTGGTAGCTTTACGCTAAAGACTTACACTGAAGCGTTTGTTCGTAAACTTCCTGCCGAAAGCATCTCAGCATCTGCCACTGTTAAAATGGCGCCGGTTTCTTTCTAATATGGCTGCCGACAAGAATTACGAATCCCACGCTGGCGAGAATGGTACAGTAATTTCTCACCGCATCATTCCTGATAACGGTAACAATTCTCTTGAGTACTCAGATATTCTGAAGTTCTCTAATTGCACAAACTGCACTGTCGATAACTGCACGATCCATGGTGGAAAGGAAGATTGCATCGATGCAGTACGCGGATCGAACTACGTAATTCGCAATAGCACTTTGCTACCTTACCATAATGGTATCACGCTCAAAGGATCGATTGATGGCGCGTTGCTAGAAAATCTGGTATTTGATGGGAATGGCAAAGACTGTGATATCGATATTGGACAGTTTGATAATTACTGGTGGATTGGCCGGGCTCCTACTCGGAATGTCATCATCAATAACGTGACTTCCACAAGCGGTAAGCCAGTGGTGGTACGTCTATGGGATGCAGATGCTGTTGCTGTTACTGCATCAAACGTAAAGATTGTTCGTGTTCCTAAGTTTATCTGGTGGCCATACTTTGTTTTCCGTGCTGCTCAGACGCGCGGATTCAAGAATGTCGCAAAGCCGGTAGACGCAAATACATTCATCAAGACAAAATAAGTGAACATCCAGGTACTGATCCTCTCCTTTAACGAGGAAACTATATTACCTTACACGCTGCGACACTACAGCACGTTCGCAGATAAGATATTAGTTTACGATGCATTCTCGACAGATAACAGCAGAAATATCTGTCGAGAATACGGCGCGATAGTTCAGGATTGGAAGACAGACGGCCTGAATGATGCTGTGGCAAAGCACATCAAGAATACTGGTTGGATCAATAATCACAAGTCAGACTGGGTGATCTGCGTAGATGCAGACGAGCTGATCTACTTTCCAAAGGGCGCGGAGTATACACTTGAGCAGTATGATACGCAAAAGCTAGGTGTAATCAAGCCATATGGATTTGAGATGTTCAGCGAAACGATGCCCACTACATCTGGTCAGATTTACGATGAGATCAAGATGGGTGGTCGCGATGATAAGTGGTATGGAAAGCCAGTACTGTTCTCGCCCAGACGACTACGCAGCATAGATTTTTCTGCAGGTGCTCATACCTGCACTTGGATCGACATTGATGGAAATGATCGGCAGTGTCCATCACCAGAGATTGAGCCACCAACATACTTATTGCATTATCACCACATCGGGCCGATCGAAAGAATTGCAGCGCGTTATGACGCCACTCGTGCTCGTCTATCTAAAACAAATGTGGACAATAAGTGGGGAAATTTTGACCCTGGAATAAAACACGCGCAAGATAAGCGTAAAGCAATAAGCAAAACGCTCCATCAGGTAATAGCCTAGGTAATAGCTCAAGAATCTATAAATATGGATGACGCTACACCCAGCGTCACCTTTTATGGATCCTAAATCTCCAGCCGAAGAAAGAGCGCAGAAAATAGCAATTCAGTCGATTGCCTATCAGGGCGACCGAGTGGTAGATGCTATCTATGCTATCGTGATTGGCGCAGCAATGGGATTTACTTTGGGTTTTATGGTTTCAGCATTACTTACCTAATATGAGCGCAAACGAAGATCCTATTTTTGATTTTGGATTCACTGCAGTTGACGAGAATGAACTAGAGGTCACAAAGCAAGTGGATGTGGCATACCAGCGTGTTGCAGAACACGAGGACAAGCTCAATCGTCTCTACAATGCGATCCTTCCGCTATTGCAGAACTTAAAGAAGAATCCCGAAAAGGAATACATTAAGTGGCCTAATCGCGTCAAGAAGGTAGAGGAGTTTGAGACATTCATCGCCAAGATCATCACTGAATGAACTTCGAGACCTTCAAGTCAATAATGGATCTGGGCTTCTCGGTAGCCGCAGTGGCTGTCGGCGGAGTCTTCATAGTGATCTTGCTGAAGTACATCTTGGCCGGAGTTGTTTCAGATGTGGAATCGCTCAACGGTCTGGCTACGATGTTGAACAATCGTATTCGTACCATGAATAACGATCTGATTCGGATTGACGCTCTTGTATCCTCGCGCTTTGGTCTGAGAGTCGATCTGGAAAGATTGGCACGTACTGACGGAAAGACCGATGCAAGAAGAGATTAATACTTTTAAAAATGCAGTAAACCAATACGGCCTGCCCATCATGGCTGCGGGCGGCATGGGATACTTCATTTACTTCGTCTGGAAATTTGTGACTGAAAATATCAACTCGAAGCTATCAGAAGCAAAGAAAACGATGATTGCTCTGATCGATAGAATCCGTATGCTCGATAACGATCTGATTCGTCTTGAGCAAAAGATCAATACTGCTATCGAGGTACAACGCGGCGAAAATCCAATAAGTCGCACAAACCCTCCAATACCAAAACCGGATGAAACAAAACCGCAACCAGTCATCAGACACGTGGATGCTTCTAACTCTAGCAATAATCCTATTTCTTAGCATAATGCCATCTTGTGTCCGCGGATCGGACATGGTGCATTCGTTTAAGTCTCCAGCATTCAACGGTATCGGATATTCTTCTCACGTTTTTACTCAGGAGAATCTGGCACGTACTCGCAAGCAAACCATCAAGGATGTTGCAAAGGCGGAGGCAGAAAATCTCAAACTTGCAGGACAGAATACTCCACTGAATAACTTCATCGTAAATCTGCAGGCTCGCATTTACTCGCAGCTTGCATCTCAGGTTACTGACGAAATTTTTAATGCATCTGGTGCTACCTTTGGCGTTATCAATTTGCAAGGTGGAGCAACAGTAACATGGAATAGAGCAGGCGATTTTGTAACTCTGTATATCGTCGATCCTTCCACAGGAAACACGACTTCGATTCAGGTGCCAGTAGGATCGCTGGGCACTCCTCCAAACGGATGATGCGAGTACTGATAGCAATTGCGCTGGGGCTGTCTTTAGTTGGCTGTGGCTCGCTGCCAAAGTCACCGCGGATTATTGAAGCTCCTCTGCAGCAAGAATCACCGTTGCAAAAACAGTTATTGGCTTTGCCAATTATCGATGGTGGTCGAATAACTATTGCGGTATATTCATTTGCCGATAAGACAGGCCAAAGGAAGACAGTGGATCAGTATGCGTCTTTTTCATCAGCTGTGACGCAAGGTGCAGAATCCTGGCTGATCGACGCGCTGCGCATTTCTGGACAGGGTAAATGGTTTCAGGTGCTTGAGCGCGCATCGCTTGATAACCTCATCAAGGAACGCCAGCTGATCGCACAGACTCGTGAATCTTTCTTCGGCAAAGAGGCCGAAAAACTATCACCGCTTCTATTTGCTGGAATCATTGCAGAAGGCGGTATCATCGGATACGACACTAACGTTCTGACTGGCGGCGCGGGTGCTAGCCTTCTAGGAATCTCGGGTAGCACCCAATACCGCAAGGATGTTGTCACTGTTTCTCTTAGATTCATTTCAGTTCAGACAGGTGAGGTTCTGCTATCTGTGGCTGTCACAAAGACAATCACGAGTGTAGCGACCTCCGGAAACCTTTTTAAGTTTTATGAGCATGGAGTAACTCCCGCAGAATCGGAAATTGGCCTGACGGCGAACGAACCCAACACAATTGCGGTTCGAAGCGCTATCGACCAGGCTGTGATTGAAATCATACATCAGGGAGCTAAAACTGGATTATGGAAATTCGTCACAGCTAACAACCAACCCACAACAGAAAAATGAAGACCTCAGTCGTAGCACTCACACTGCTTCTGCTTTCAGCTGCGACAACTGCGCTGGCTCAGAATCAGATATACATAAATCAGATAACCACGGGTGGCAACACCACTCTCGTTCAGGTCGGAAGCCTGAACAAAATCGGCACTTCGGCTGCGGCCCAAAGTGACATCACAGGAGATAACATCGTGTTCGAGATGCGCCAGATCGGCAATAGCAACGACACGAAGTTCTCCATTGCTAGCGCCAATAATCTGAAATTACTGACAGTTGCTACTGGCAACAGCAATACTCAACAGTATTACTTCAGCGGCGCCAGCAATAACGCAAACATACTGCTGAATGGAAACTCAAACAAGTTCTTACTCAATGGAGATACCTCGGTGGATCACACATCGAATAGTGATACCACTAAGGCTACCTTCACCAATTCGGACCTTATCTTCAACGTTCAAGGTAATTCCAACGACCTTCGCTTTGGAATTAGTTCAGGTAAATACAACTACTTGGACTACTCGATCACTGGTGACTCCAATAATATCAAGTCCACTCAAATCGGAAACCCAGGTGGCGCTGCTGCAAAAACTGGTCACGAACAAACCGTTGTGCTTACCGGATCTTCAAATAACCTGACGATCTACCAAGCAGGACTTGAAAAGCAGACATTGAACTATACTCTGACAGGTTCTACAAATAACGTTCAGATCGTGCAGACAACTGCTGGTTATGCTCCAGTGATGACAACGACTGGAACGAACGGTCCTACCGGACCATCGCAGACGACAAATTCGATTACTCCGCCAGGAAATTGAGTTAGTCTAATACATCATGGAGTTCGCACGGACAGCCGCTATCGCTCTGGCTTTAGCGGCTGTTTCGTCTGCGAATGCTTTCGTGGGCAAGATGATGGAAGTAACTGGACCCACGCAGATTGTTCGGGGTAAAGAAAAGATCGAGGGCAAGGCGCAGGTTGGAGTCGAGATGAATGACTCCGTGGAAACACTCAAGGCCAGAGTGTCGATTACCTTTGAGGATAATACCAAGATGCAGGTGACAGAATTCTCAAAGCTCAAGATCGATGAGTTCGTCTACGATCCAAAGAGCGGAAAGGGATCTCTGTCGGTCAAGGCAGCATTTGGCACTGTCAGATATGCATCCGGAGCTATTGCAAAGAATAGCCGCGAGAATGTCAAGGTGCAGACACCCACTGCAAAGGTATCAGTGCGTGGTACCGACTTTTCAATGACAGTATCAGAGGACGGAAAAAGCTTGATTGTGCTGTTACCGTCAGTACCGCTCAAGTCGGGATTGCCTCCTATAGTAGGAGAGATATCTGTGTCAAATTTATCAGGCACGGTATTACTAAATCAGGCATACCAAGCAACGTTCGTGGCATCCTCTAGCATAGCACCTACTACACCAGTAGTATTAGACTTTCAGGACGAATCTAAAATCAATAATATGCTCATCGTCGAGACGCCGCGTCAGGTGACGCAGGCCGTTAAAGAGCAAAAGAAAGAAAAGCAAACTCAATCGAGCAATGAAGAAGACAACAAGCCAAAAAAAGGCACAAATACAAAGTCTGAAAGTAATAAGACTGCGGTTTCTCAGGTCGATACGCCACCAGCTGCTGAAACAGTGGCTAAGACAGAAGAAACACCTCCTGTTGAGGTTAAGCTAGACCTAGCTGCTATACAACCAGCGGTGCTACAAGCAGCTGCGCAGGCAATCGAAAAGGTTGTGGCGCCAGCTACACCCGCGCCGCCGGTTGTTCCTGTTCTAGTAAGTATGACCACAAATCCTGGATGGTCCACCGACGGAGTGAATGCAGTGCTGTCACTTGATAATAGTGGGCAGATCCTGTACTACACCACGAAAGCAAATGCTAGTTTGACTGTTGAGGTCACGACAGCAGCAGGTACAAAGACATACCCGCTAAACTTTGGTGATAAATCATCTGTGAAGGTAATACAAAAGAAATGAAGAAACATACTCTCAAAACACTTGTAGTTGGCTTTAGTGTGCTCGTTGCAGCAATTGTGCTGCGTATCTGGGACCCATATCCTATCGAGGTATTACGCTTAAAAGGTTTAGATTACTACCAGCGAGTACAGGAAAAACGCACGGCAGAAAACATCGCAGTTATTGAGATCGACGAAGACGCGCTAGAAACAAATGGTCAATGGCCCTGGAAGCGCGATGTTCTTGCCGCAGGTATGCAGCGTGCATTTGACGAAGGCGCGTCAGCTGTTGTGCTGCCAATCATTTTTGCAGAGCCAGATCGTCTGGGCGGAGATGCTGCATTTGTTGAACAACTCGGCAAGGCACCAGTCATCATCGCACAATCTGCAGCACAAAAAGGCAAAGGTGAGCCAGTACCGCGCGGCCTTGCAACAATCGGTGGTGGTGCTGAAGATTGGCTGTTCGATTATCCAGCGGCAATAGGACCAGTCAGTGACATTGGTAAATCAGCTGCAGGTGTGGGCATGCTGCTAACAGCACCTGAGCTTGATGGTGTAGTACGTCGCTTGCCGCTGATCATTCAGGTCAAAGGTGAGAAATATCCTACTCTACCACTTGAGGTTTTGCGTGTCTTTGGCGGTGAGGCAAGTAATCAAGCTAAAGTATCTGAGGCTGGTATTTCAGCAATTCGAGTTGCTGGTATTCCGCCAATCAAAACCGATGCGAATGCACGAGTCTGGCTCAATTTCAAGTATACCTTTCCATCAGTAGCATACACTGCAAAAGATTGGTCAGCGATAAAAGGAAAGATTGTCGTTATCGCGCCGACAGCAGAAGGGTTAGCTAATACTGTTGCTACTCCTCTTGGAACAAGTTATGGATATGAAGTTAATCTGCAGGCGTTGCAAATGCTGATCGATGAAGCACGTCTCGAGCGTCCTGCGGAATTTGATCTGTATGAGCTGGGCGCTGGTCTGCTGGTTGCAGCAATTGCAGTGGTGACGATCTGTTACCTGGGATATGGTATCGCAGGTCTGATTTTTGTCGTGCTTGCTGCGCTACCAATCGGTACAGGATTCTATCTATTTCATCTGGGCATGCTCGCTGACTATACCTGGGCGGTGGGCGCGCTGATCGCAAGCTGGGGATCTGCGCTATTCATGCGCTTCGTGATGGAATTCAAGTTAAAACAGCAGATCAAAAAGCAGTTCGAGACATACCTTTCACCCGATCAAGTCGCACAGCTACAAAAGAATCCCGATGCACTTAAGCTGGGTGGTGAGGAACGCGAGTTATCGATTATGTTTACTGACGTTCGCGGATTCACAGCGATCTCTGAGCATTACGGAAAGAACGTGCAGGGTCTGACGCAGATTATGAATCGCTACATGACTGCAATGACGCGCTCGATTATCGAAAAGAAAGGCACGCTTGACAAGTACATTGGAGATGCTCAGATGGCATTCTGGAATGCTCCGCTCGATGACAGTTCTCATGCCATCCATGCTGTCGAGACAGGACTTGAGATGATGGGTAGTCTAAAGGCATTCAATGAGGAAATTGCGAAGGAAGGTGTCCCTGCTTTCGGCATGGGATTAGGTATCAATACCGGTACTGTAGTCGTGGGCAATATGGGATCTGAGCAGCGGTTCGACTACACCTGTCTGGGCGACCATGTCAATCTTGCATCACGCCTCGAGGGTCAGTCAAAACCGTACGGTGTCAAAATCGTGCTAGGACCTCTCACGCGCGAGCGTGTGAAAGATGTCTTTCCTACACTCGAGCTTGATTGCATTGCGGTCAAAGGCAAGAAAGAAGGTGTGAAGATCTACACAGTCTTTGACAAGGGTACTAATCTTATGCTTGCCGAGCACGAGCTTTTTCTATCACTTTACCGAGCACGCGAGTGGAAGAAAGCCACCGCGCAGGCCAAGATGCTCGCATCTAACATGAATTTCATAGCTGGATACTACGAGATGATGACCGAGCGAATCGAGTATCTGCGCGACAATGACCCAGGCGAACAGTGGGATGGCGTCTATAGAGCGACATCTAAGTAATACCAACGACTTACGTAACTTTCTGTCCTGTACTTTTAGCTCAAGGTATGTAGTGTAGTGATAATGAAACTGCACTACTTTACCTCGGATCAATTCACCTGGAAAGGCACGCATGGCGTCGCCGATATCAGCGATTTGCTCAGCAATCGCCATGAGAACATCAGCCGGTTTGCCATTACTTCCATTCGTACTGGGCAAACTCGTTTCTACGAGATCGATACCAACGCGCCTGGGTACGAAGACGGGTGGGACGGCGAATTCAAGTGCTATACCGACAATCTTTTCGATGGCACTCGCATTACTATAGTGAATGACTGATAGTCAGTTACTTACGTAACTTTCTTTCCTGTACTTTTTGAGCCATTTGTGTAGGATATTGCCATGATGAATGCTAAGCAACTCGCCGCTCGTACCAATGTCGTCACTATGTTCGTTTCTAAGTCATGGGCTGGTGATGAGCGTACTGCGCTCAGGTTTTTGCCGCGCGAACGGCAAGTGATTGCCACGACTCAAAACCGCATTGGTCACACCATTGCTTCTACGATTCTGCCGACCACTGAGAAAACATGGTCGGAACTCTATGAATCTTGTGTTACTTGTGGCAGTTTTAACCGCTGGGAGATGTCGTACTGAGCATCAACGGGTTACAAACTTTTCTGTCCTGTACTTTTTGAGCCATTTGTGTAGGATATTGCCATGATGAAAAACGAACTGAAGACTGTCAAGTACAACGGTGTCCGCTATCGGATCACGCGAAACAATGGCGTGGAGCTTGTACTCGTGCCGCGTCGTGCGAAGAATGACGACAAGAAGGTCACTGTCAAGATTTCCGACCTCTCCAAGCGTCTTCGTGACCGTCTCAAGGCTGGCAAGAACGCAAGTGATTACCACTACGTGCGTAGCGCAATGAACGGCGCTCTCGTCAAGGAAGACGTTGCTACTCCGTACGGCTGCTCGGTGGGCGATGAGGCCTACTGGTGCAACTAATTGCTAACCAACGGGTTAGAACAATCTAGCGTGCCCGTTGGCTATCAACGGGTTACGCAATTCAAATAGCTTTACTTTTAGCTCAGGGTGTGTAGTATAGTCTTATGAAAATGATACTTGCGCTTCTTGCTCTGACGTCCGCCGCGGCTGCTGCCGACCAGTCGCGTCTGATTGATGCATTGATCCGCGTCGAGTCGAATGGCAAAGCGAATGCAGTGGGCGACTCTGGCAAGGCGTTTGGTATCCTGCAAATCCATGCGATTACTGTCGCCGAGGCTAACCGCCTGTCTGGTAAGCACTTTACGCATCGTGAGATGTTCGACCCTACTAAGGCACGCGCTGTTGCTGAGATTGTGCTAAGTCATTACTCTAAACACATTAGCAAAACGACCGGCCGTGATGCGACCAACAAGGAGTTGGCGTTCATCTGGAACGGCGGAGCGGGCGCATGGAAGCGAGCTAGCGCCCCTCTCGGTGATGCGAAACAGCGCAACCTCGAGGCGTACTGGAACAAGGTCGCTAAAGCCCTCTAAAAACTCGCTAGAATAAATACCTTTGTTCTGTGAAATGAGCCTACTTCTAGTAAGTAGATCAAGATATACGTTTCGGCCTTCGTTCACAAGATGACACTGTTGGCCTAGTTAACATAAAAAAGATACTTCAACTCAGATTGAGGTAGGCTCATTTGACAGAACTTTTTGATTTACATTCCGTGCCGTTTATGGCAGGATCTACACTATGACTAAGACTAAATACACTCGCGAGCAGCTGCTCGAAGTTCTTCGCGCCGGAGATCCGGTTGTTGTGACATTCACTAAGGTTGATGGAACCAAGCGAGATATGCGCTGCACGCTCAACGACATTCTCGTACCAGAGGACAAGCATCCCAAGGGCACAAAGCAACTCAAGGAGAATCTGGATGTCATTCGCGTCTACGATCTTGATTCAGATGGCTGGCGCTCGTTTCGCGTCGATTCAGTCACAGGTTACACACCCGCGCCGCTTGAGGTAAATCTGAACCTGATCTAATATGGCGCGCAAAGCAAAAGTTCCGAACACAAGCTACAAGATCCGCGCTATCGATACTCGGTATACGGGCGATGAGCCTGTCTGGGATGGTTGGGAGCGTTGGGATCTGGAGAAGTTCAAGAAAGAACGTTCTCGTGCATTCAATTTCTACAACTACTATCTCGATGCAGTGCAGACGAAAGGTGCTGTCTTTGAGTGGATGGAGCGCAATGGCTACCCGAAGGATGACATTGCTGCAGTAAAAGCTGCGCCCGACTATCTACCGGGTATTACTGCCGGCACGCTGTGCATCTGCATGAACCGAGGTATGCCGCAGCTGCATCCTGAACTTGAAAAGGATCAGCCTTCTGATGCAGCGTTTGTCTCTGATGCACTGGTCAAGGCCATTGCAGAAGGTAAGCGTGCAAAGCAGCCAGATACTGTGGCAATAGACACTGCGCCAGCTGTTTCGCCGATGGTTTTGCTACAGGCTAAAGCCAAGCGCACAGTCATCATGGATCTTGATGTTTTGCTTGATGACTGGATACGAACCAAGGGTCAGAAGGTGCGACGCATTGATCTATATGAGACGATGAACGGACACGATCTATCCTCCCTAGCTTGCCCGCTGGTTGAACGCTGGCTGACTCGTCAGCGCGATGAAATGGTTGCTGCGCGTGACAAGACCGATCCTGATCTGGTTGAAGGCTATCGCTATCTGACAGGTCCTGAGCTGCGTGATCGAATCGATGCAACAGAGCAGATGCTCGCTGATTTGAACCGTTACTGCCATGCTGCAAAAGCGACTCGTGCACCTCGCAAGAAGCGCACCAAGTCAGCAGACAAGCAGATTACTAAGCTCAAGTATCGTAAGGAAGATACCGAGTATAAGATTGCATCGATTAATCCGACACGAGTTGTTGGTGCATATCGTTTGCTAGCATTCAATACCAAGAAGCGTATGCTGCTTGACTATGTTGCTCAGTCGGCAGAAGGTTTCTCGATCAAGGGTACCTCTCTTAAGAACGTCGATGAAACCAATAGTCGTTGTACTCGTCTGCGCAAACCCAACGAATTCCTGGAGGTTGTGCTGAATAATACCGCTAAGCAGATTGAAAAGGCCTGGGATAAGCTGACTACTAAGGAAGGCAAACCCAAGGTACGAATCAATGAGGACGTAGTGCTATTGCGAGTATTTGATAAGAAAGATTAATAGCTAATAGCTTTATCCTTTACAAGATTTAATCAAAGCTGTATTATATCATCTTGGAATCACAACTAATGTTAGATAACATCTTAACTAAAACTACATTAACTCAACGAGTAGAAGAACTTGTTAAAGTTGAGAAGATGACTTATATCGAGGCGGTGCTGCATATCTGCAATGAGCATCAGATCGATCCTGCTGATATTGGTAAGCTGATCGTGCCGTCGATTAAAGCTAAGATTGAAGCTGAGGGTATGGCATCTAATCTTCTTCCTAAGTCTAATTCGCTGAACAACTTTTTATGAGCAATAATACCAACACTGAAGTACCTACCTCTGGCTATTCGCAACCCGTAGATCCGATGCCCGGTTCTATCACCGCTAATCCGGATGGCACGTTAACCGCTTATACGCCTGCAACTACTGGGATTCGCCGCATCAAGCTTGGCCGTCATCCTGCTGTGACGAAAGGCGCGTTTGGTAATGGTCGTAAGCATAATGGCATCAAGTATCGTCGCAGCGCACTGATTCGTCGCTTCCGCTAAGATGAAGATCTACAGCCTAGGCCAGAATGACATACAGAAAAACGGTCAGTGTGCAGTTACTGCATTCTTGAATTCTGCCCACGCAAATGGAGTAATCACTCAAGAACAGTACGATGAGCTGCAGAACTACGGAGTGCTTTGTCATACCTCTGATGGATTCATTGATCGACTAAGGTCGCTCATAGGATTCAAGAAAGAAGAGGATGGCTACACAAACTTGATCTGGACAGCACACCGACTGAATCGGAATGACGACTGATGCAGCCCTGGGAGGCATATCAGATATATACTGCATTGAAGCTGCACTTTGAGTCCGAATCATACGATGCTCTAAAGTACAACTTCAGAACTTCTGCTACACAGAAGTCGTTCCTTCAAAGACAGGATCGCTTTCACTTTGCTAAGCTTGCAAAGAAGTATCCCGATCAAAAGACTTTGGTTGACTTCTTAGTTGCTAACTTCTCTAAATGGGGACGCAGCACCTGGGCGGGCAACCTGCTCGATAACACGGGCGAGGAAGTATACCGAGACTGGCTCAAAAAGCGAGACTCGTTCACATACTTCTTTACCAGTGAAGTCGATAAACTTGCTGACTACTGCGAGAAGAACTCGCTGTCGTTCGACCAATTATTTGCTCCGAACGGCGCGGATCATCCCAAGGTAGTCAAGCTTTTCGGTGAAAACGAAATCTCAAAAGAGACAGTAACAGTCTTCGATGAGTTACTCAACTTCATGAAGCATCAGAACGTAACAGAGACGATCTTCTGGCCAGAATTTGAGAAGTCGATCCGAAAATACCGGCCCTTTCTCCGTCAAAACGTAGACATTAGTAAGTGCAAGCAAATTGTGCTGAAAAGGTTTGCAAACGGAGGACGCTAACATACAATACCATACGCAATCATACACTAAAATACTATGTCATTCGCTGACCTAAAAAAGAATCGCTCCGCAAACCAAATCGCGCACCTGCAATCGCAGGCTGCTAAAGCCGCTGGCAATGGCGGTGGCGAAAAGTCCTATAAGGACGATACGCTCTGGAGCCCGACTGTTGACAAGGCCGGTAACGGTTATGCCGTGATCCGCTTTCTTCCTGCGCCGAAGGGCGAGGAACTTCCCTGGGTCCGTTATTGGAACCATGGCTTCAAGGGGCCCACGGGCAAGTGGTACATCGAGAACTCTCTGACATCTATCGGTCAGAAGGATCCTGTTGCTGAGCTCAATTCAAAGCTTTGGAATTCGGGACTTGATTCTGACAAGGATCTTGTTCGCGAGCGCAAGCGTCGTCTGCATTATGTCGCCAACATCTTGGTGATCTCCGATCCGTCTAATCCGAATAACGACGGCAAGGTGTTTCGCTTCAAGTTTGGCAAGAAGATCTTCGATAAGATCCTCGACTTGATGCAGCCGCAGTTCCAAGACGAGAAGCCCGTCAATCCGTTTGACTTCTGGGAGGGTGCTGACTTCAAGCTCAAGATCCGTAATGTTGAGGGATACCGCAACTACGACAAGTCTGAGTTTGCTGCTCCTACTCCGCTGTTCGGCGGCGATGAGGGTAAGCTTGAGGCAGTGTATAATCAACTGCACTCGCTTGCTGAGTTCATTGATCCGAAGAACTATAAGTCATATGATGAGCTGTCGCGCAAGCTGATGGATGTCCTCGGTGAATCGGGCCAGGTGCTCACCACTGCGGAACGTACTCAGCTCGATGAGACAGCGCCTGCTCCGCGTCGTGCCTCTGTTGAGGCTGCTCCAATACCTGCCCGCAAGGC